GGTTTCAGTCAACCTTTCCGGTACAACTGTAGAACTCAACCTTTCGGGTACAATGGTTTTAGCAGAAATAGATGCCTGAATCGGTGGTAGTTGTGTTTTTGCACCCTGAGATGGTAATTGTGTTTTTGCACCCTGAGAGGGTAATTGTGTTTTTGTACCGGAATTACATTTTCCGGTGGTATTGTTGATAAATCCAAAAGGATTACGTGTAATGGTCAATTTGTTTTGACTATATTCCACATAATCCAACAAAAGAAAACGTTCCTTCTGAAACATCTGTAAAATTGTTTCCGTGGTGATTTTAGCCGAAGTGGTCACCTGCAATTGGAAGGACCATGTTTTGATATAACCACGCAACATATTAAACATAACGGCAATTTCATTGGGTGTATTAATAATGGGTGTACCAGATAAAAACACCACACGAGCATTGTTTGCTTGTAGAATATATTCATATAGGAGCAAACTGATGGGGGTAGATGGTCCAATTTTGGTAGCAACATTGGCGGTTTTTTTAGACAAACGTCCAATTTGATTCACCATCATGTTGACCAAATTATGAACTTCATCAATGATTATTACCGAATTGTCAAATGGATTTTGTGTATAATTTTCGGTCAATTCGGACAACATACGATGATTGATACCATTGTAATTTATATCCAAATATTTCGCACGAATCATTTGGTCCAACTGTTTGTCTACCGATTTTTGGTCTTCTTCGGACAATTCCGAAAAAGGCAATGCTCGTGCTTCGGCTGATGAAGAATAGTTTTCGGCCAACCATGCTCCTTTTCTTTTACGAATGAATTCCAATGACAAAGACAATTTTTTAGATAGAATTGCTTCCAAATCGGGTTGTCCATCGGTAGATACAAAGGCCCAGTTTTGATTTTTCTTGTATAATGGATCCCCTGCACGTTTTAATTCAGTAAAAAAATTCATTTTCAATGAAGCCGGAGTCAATACACATATTTTTTTATGGGATTTCATACCTTCGGCAATGGAAATTGATGCTAGACTTTTACCCGTACCCAAACCATAATACAACAGCAATCCACGGTAAGGAGAATACAAATTCAAATATTCTCTGGCTACACGTTGATGAATTAATAATTCCACTTCTTCTCCGGCAGCACCCATTGTCTTGAGACTATTACATGATAATTGGTTTTGTTTTTCGGACAATTCCTTCATAAATGGTGCAAATAATTCATTAATTTTTTGTATAAAACGTTTACGATTACTCATATAGTACGGAGAAGTAGTCATTTTTACAATTTCGTTCGGAGTTTCGGATGGTACAAAGGATACGATACTTGATTTTTTCTGGGTTGTTCTTATTTTGATGGTCTTTTTCGTTGGTTTTTCTTCTATTTCCTTCGTTCCTTCCGTTCCTTTTACGGGTTCTTCTATTCTTTCAGATGGTTCTTCTATGATTTCTTCCATTTCTTTTATCGGTTCAATAATTCTAATTTTTTTTAGTTTTTTTACGGGAACAGATGGGAGAATTTCTTCCTCGGTTTCTTTGGGAACGGTAGAAGGAACGGTAGAAGGAACGGTAGAAGGAACGGTAGAAGGAACGGTAGAAGGAACGGTAGAAGGAACGGTAGAAGGAACGGTAGAAGGCACGACAGAAGAAGGTTCTTGAATTACTTTTCCGCGTACGGATTGCCGATTGATACGGTCAACAATGACATCACGGTCAATGTCTGTGGTGTTTCGGCGGTCTTGAAATGCAATTTGAACTCTTACACCTTGTTTCATATTTGTACTAGGAAAATTACGAACTTTTAGACGTTCCATAATTTCAGACAAACGTTTTGATTCTGCATCTGTTTTTTCTTGCATAGTTTAAAAATATATATTTAATAAAAAAAATAATCCTATATATGTATTTGGATATTCTTATTTATCGGAACCTACGGTTCCGGTAAAACCTCCCTTATGTAACGAGGACACCACGCTACGCGTAGTGCCCTCATAAGGTTTATTACAAGGATTGTTAATAAAATAGTTATATAGGATCTTATACAACTAATTTGATATTCTTACCTACAAAGATTTCTAAGAAACCTTAGGAGGGCACCGACCTTCGGTCGGTGCCCTCGTTACTAAAGGGAGGTTTTACTGGAACCCAAGGTTCCAATAGTTCATTTTATTCGGCCAAAAGATTTTGTGTAGAACGAACTGCATTTTCACAGGCCATTTGTTCCGCCTTTTTTTTAATTTTATGAGTACCTTCCCCTAAAAATACCATGATTTTACCGTAGATAGACATGTAGTCGTGTATTTTTTGAAATGATTCAAATTGTTGTATAGGAATTGCATGTGAATGGTTTAGATTATGAATACTTTGCCCTAAACACAAATAAACACCCATATGATACCCAATTTCATTTTGATAAGGTTGTATTTCCAAATAATCCGGTGTTACCTTGAATGTTTTTTGAATGCGTACTTGCAAAATATTCTTATAATTATCATCGTTACGAATCAAATCAATCCAGTTCACATGTTTTTCAAATACATTTTCTACAAAGATTTGTGCCATTTGAAATCCGGGACCGGTTAAGAATACATCACGAAACCATCCGTCTTCATCCGATACTGTTATTTTGTTAAAATCCAAAAACAATGCACCTAAAAAGGATTCAAATAAACAACCCAATTTTTTCAAATTGGTGCGTGTTTGTTTTTCTTCGGCATTTTTAGACAAAATGAACCATTTATGTAAACCCATTTCATAAGCAATACGTCCAATCGCTTCGTTTTTTACCAAAGCAATTTTTTTTTCTGTCATAAATCCTTCATTTTCTTTGGGAAATCGGCGATACAAGTAGTATTTAGTAATACATTCCAAGATACCATCTCCTACAAATTCCAAACGTTCATTGGATTTAGTAAACAAATTCATACAATCCGCGGGTTGGGTGGCGATAATTACATCAGTAGGATGTGTAGCTAAAAGTGGAGATTTTGTATAGGAGCGATGAACAAAGGCACGTTTGTAAAATTCAAAATGTTGTATAGGTACGTTAATTCCATAACTACAAAGTATAGTTTCTATTTCCGAAGTTGTAATTAATTGATTCAATGGATTGAATGGGTCATATACAGCAACTTCCATACCATTTCTGATTTCCATACGTAAATCATCTTCACCAAACATTTGTTTCTTATATCCCATAGGAACAAAGGGTAAGGAAGGTGAAATATGGGATACAATTGAATTTAGCCGTCTTGTAGCATTGGTTGGTTCTAACATTTCAGACATGACTCGCGTAATTGGTTGATGGATTTCTGGTTACTAGAACATAGGAATCAATTTTTATATTTTTTTTATCTATACAAGTATATTATACAGTACATTTCTGAAAACATGGTTCTTTCTGGATCTTGGAAAACGACTTACATGTCTAGTTTAGTGAATAAACCACAAGGTGGTGGTTCTAAAAAAGCAGGTACTCCTCCCACGGCAAACATTCCCGATTCCGTATACAATGCGTATGTGGAACGTGGCAATGGCCTTTTGAGTTTGGTGAATATGCGTACGAATCGGTTCAACCGATTTCCTAATCAGAATCTTCCTATGAACATGGTCACATCTCCCAAAGCAATGATGCGCTAATAAAGGAACCTACGTCTAGTTTTCGCCTACGGCGAAAACTAACCCTTTAAAACCTCCCTTTTATTGAAAGATTCTTGGTAAATTAGTTGTATAGGATTTTATACAACCAATTTGATATTTTACAGTAGCCTACGGTTCCAATACCAATACCAATAAAAGGGCATAGAAGTTTTTACACGTATAATAATAATAATAATAATATAAATATTTGCGGGTACAAATCCATGCGTATTTACATAGATGAACGTGAACATTTATTGTATGAAAAAATCATGGACATATACACATCTGTCGTTTCTCCACCACCTCCCATACAAATTATCAAAAAAGTATTAGTATTGGGTGATATTGTCTTGGAACATGCCGATGGTAGTACAGCCATGTTGATTGAACGAAAATCCATTTCGGATTTACTCGCCAGTATTCGTGATAGTCGTTATGAAGAACAATCATATCGTTTGATTCATTCTAGTGGTGTACCAAGACACAATATCATGTATTTGATTGAAGGAATTATGAACCAAGTGACCAATCCAAAAGACCGCGTCTTGGTCTATTCTTCCATTACTTCGTTGAATCATTACAAAGGATTTAGTGTATATCGTACTGCCAGTGTTCAAGAAACGGCAGAATGGATATGGCAAACCACTCTGAAAATTCATCGCAATTGGATGAAGAAAACTCCGGCATGTTTTAGTAATACATTTGTATCAGAACCTATACTCATTCCTCAAACATCCTATGGTCAGAGGGCAGAATGCCTTCGCATAGAAGCACCCGAAAATACTGTAATTCGCACGGATGAAATCATTCCTTCGTACAGTACAGTCGTTAAAAAGGTAAAAAAGGAAAACATTACTCCCGAAAATTGGTCAGAAATTGCCTTGTGTCAAATACCCGGTATTAGTAGTATTTCCGCAGCGGCCATTGTAGCAAAATTCGGAAATTTACAAAATATAATCAAAGCCCTGCAAGAAAATCCGCAATGTTTGGTAGGTATTCGTACAAAATCCGCAGCAGGAGAACGTAAATTAAGTTCAGCGGTGATTTCTAGTATTTGTCAATATTTACATGAAAATACCACGTAATAATAATAATAATAACCCCGGTTATACTATATGAGCAACAACGAATGTCATCATCATCCTTCAAATACAAACCAATAAAATGGATGATTTTAGGATGTATTTTGTTGAGTATTGTTTATCTCGGAAAACTAAACATGGAATATATATTACAAAACCAATACGAATATGAACCGTTTGATACAAAGACTAAAATCAAAGAAGGTATGGAATCACTTGGATTGTCTAGTTCACCAGGAGAACCACCTAGTGTAGAATTCCCTTTTAAAAATATTTACAACGAACAAGGACAAAAACTCAATATTATTTCCATAAGTGCACCGTTTCGTGAAACGAATCATGAACTATTGTACGAATCCTATAAAAATTCCGGATTTGGAATGATTGGTATTTCCAGTTATTTAGAGTTTCCGAATCAAATAGACAATCCATATGAAGATAAATTTCACCAAGAACAGAAACATGATTATCCTTCTATGGTCACTGCCTGGATACATTGTTTTCGTGACCCCGGATATAAATTGCAATATTCCGGATTACCCTTATTATTAATGTCGGAAGCCGACTTGAAAAACATAGACCATTATAAACCTGACCCCAGTATACAAAAAGAATATGATTTCATGTATGTATGTTTGGATGACAATGAACAATGTACACCAGGTTGGAATTGGTACATTCGTAGTTGGGATTTGGCCAAGAAATGTTTAGAAATCATGTGTTCCAAATATCATTTAAAAGGTATCATTGTTGGACGTACGAATTGTGAATTTACTGACAAATGTACCGGAATTGTAAAAACCGTTCCTTTTTTACCATTTCACGAATTTCAGACCGAAATGCAGAAATGTCGGTTTCTTTTTACACCCAATGTATCTGATGCTAGTCCCCGGGTCATTACAGAAGCCATATTGTATGATATGCCCGTGTTAGTCAATAGTAACATTGTGGGAGGGTGGAGTAATGTAATTCCGGGTGTCACGGGTGAATTTTTTACCAG